GGTGCAACTTTAACATCTATTGGAATTTCCACAGCTATCGGTGGTGTTACAAATATGCTTTTCCCACAACAACAGCCCTCTGTAGGTGATATTTCTTCTGGTTTAAGTGAAACAGATAGTAGAGTTAATTATTCATTTAATGGTATTCAAAATGTAAGTAGAGCAGGGGTTTGTATTCCTTTAATATACGGAGAGGTATTTACTGGCTCTATTGTTATTAGTTCTGGTACTGATACCGCACCTGTTTATAAAGACTAATTATGACAATTCCAAGTAATATAAATGATGCTAACAGTCTAAGGTTCAGACAAAATGATCGTGAGGGCCAAACAGCATTAAGATATACTGACTCCTCAATGAAGGAGGGCGAGATTGGTTCTCGTCAGTTTATTACTTTAGTTGATGTTATTGGAGAAGGTGAAATTGCAGGTTTTCCCTCTGCTATAGATGCTGGACATACACAAGGAACAAATAATTATAACACAACTAGTTTAAAAGACGTATTTTTAAATAATACACAAGTACTTAAACAATCAGCACCTGATACAAATCCTGATGATTCTGATTTTAACTTTGGTACATCTGATTCAAATAGGCCAAGATTTATTCCCCGTTTTGGTACTTCGGATCAAACAAGAATAGAAGGATTACTAGAAACAGAAAGAGATAGACCTGTTGGAGTAAATGTTACAGTTGCAAGCCCACAAGTAGTAACTATTACAGATACATCTACTGAAGGAATAAGAGTAACTTTAGGTTTTCCTAGATTACAAAAAATTGAAGATGATGGGAATATTTCTGGAGTTACTATTGAATATACAATAGAGGTAAAAAATCAAGCAGGCACATTATTAAAAAAAATAAATACAACTGGAAACCTTACTGGTTTAGATCGTGATATACATACTGGAGGTGGTACTATAACTGGGAAAAGCACATCACCTTATTTTAAAGATCATATATTATTTTTACCTGATGATATACAAAATTCTGATTTTCCTTTAACAGTAACTGTTACAAGAGTGACAGCAGATTCTACAGATTCAAGAATTTTAGATGTTTTTGAACTTTCTTCAATTACTGAATTAATTTTTGATCCTAGTACTTTTCCAAATACTGCTCTTTCAGCTGTACGATTTGATGCTGAAATCTTTAGATCTGTTCCAAGACGTACTTATAGGGTTAGAGGCCGTCTTGTAAAAATACCTCATAATGCAACTGTTAGGTCTGATGGATCTTTGTCATTTTCAGGTGATTTCAATGGAACTTTAAAAACAAGTAAAGAATATTGTAACGATCCAGCTTGGGTTCTTTATGACATTATTACGGAAAGTAGGGCGGGTTTTGGTGATTTTGTAACCGAAGATGAGGTAGATAAATATTCTTTTTATAATGCTTCTGTTTACAACTCAGAACTTATAAACAATGGACAGGGTGGGACTAGCCCAAGATTTTCTTGTAATATTGTAATTCAACAATCTAACCCAGCATATACACTTTTAAACAAGATTGCTTCCATAATGAGAGCAAGTCTTTATTTCGAAGATTCTAAAATTACTCTCGCACAAGATAGACCAACAACAAGCTCATATTTCTTTTCTTATGCAAATGTAAAAGAAGGTGGATTTGTCTATACAGGTGCAAGCCAAAGAACCAAAGATACAGTTATCAATGTCAAATATTTTCAAAATGAAACAAGAACTTTTGAATATGAAACTGTAGAAGATACTTCCGCAAATCAATCAAAATATGGAGTTGTAATAAGAAACATTGAAGCTATAGGTTGCAGTGACCAAGCACAAGCTAGAAGAATGGGGCTGTGGCATCTTTACACGCAGAACAATGAAACAGAAACAGTTGCTTTTACAACAGATGCTTCTGCTGGATCTTTAATAAGACCCTCGCAGATTATTACTATACAAGATCCTGTTCGCAGTGGTTTCAGACGCTCTGGGAGGATTGCAGCGGCAACAACTACACAAATAACGATAGATAATACTCAAGATTTACCGACAACACCAATTACAGGAGACCAACTTTCAGTAATACTTACAGATGGCAGTTTAGAGACTAAAACAATATCAACTATCAGTTCAAATGTAATTACTGTTGATAGTGCTTATAGTTCAGCACCACAAGCGAACAGTGTTTGGTTATTTGTAAGGGCAACAGTTGAAACAGAAGATTTTAGAGTCTTGTCGGTAGAAGAAAAAGACAATCAATACAATATTACTGCAATGTTTCACAATTCTGATAAATACTCTTTTGTTGAAGATGGGGCAGCAATAACAACTCCTGTGATAACTAACCTCATAGAATTAAAAGATGCACCAAGTAACCTTTCAGCACAAGAATTAATAGTTGTTCTTGGTGATAGAGCCGTCAGTAAAATCCTTTTAAGTTGGTCGCCAGAAGCAGGGGTTTCACAATATTCAGTAAAACACAAACTTGATAACGGCAGTTTTCAAACTACTATTGTTCAAAGTCCAGTTTTTGAAATATTTGATTCACAACTTGGAACTTATGAATTTGAAGTTTATAGCTACAATGCCTTTAATGAACCGAGTGTTTTACCAACAACTTTAACATTTCAAGCTGAAGGAAAGACAGCAGTTCCAGCAGATGTGCAAAATGTAAGAGTTGAACCTATATCAGATGAATTTGTAAGATTACGTTTTGATAAATCCACAGATGTTGATGTAACTCATGGTGGAAACGTGGTAATTCGTAGTTCTAACCTGACATCTGGTGCAACTTTCACAAATGCTGTTGACGTGCTTCCAGAACTTTCTGGAAACGTCAGCGAGTCGATTGTTCCCAATATTGTAAATGGCACATATCTTTTAAAATTTAAAGATGATGGAGGCCGCTTAAGTTCTGGTGATGCTTCTGTTGTAGTGCTTCAAACAGTTCCAAATGCGTTTCCAAAACTCACAGTTTTAGAAGATAGAGAAGATACAGACAGCCCGCCTTTTGCTGGTACTAAAGTTGATTGTTTTTTTAGTGATGATGTCAATGGTCTTGTTCTTGGCTCACTTGTAACGATTGATGATGAATCAGATTTTGATACTATTGCAGATTTTGATTTTATCGGTGCTGTAGATATAACAGGTGGATCATACAGTTTTGCAAATACTCTTGATTTAGGAGGTAAACAGCCTCTAAGATTACGCAGACATATTGTTTCTCAAGGTTTTTACCCTAATGATTTATTTGATAGAAGAACTGCAAACATTGATACTTGGACTGACTTTGACGCTGCTACTGCATTTGATGTTGGAGCATCATTATTAGTTGCGACAACTGACCTTGACCCTGATTTAGTAGTTTCATCAGGTGTTACTTATGGACAAAGTGGCACTACGATTACTGTAGCTAAAACCGCACATGGATATTCTGTCGGAGATTTTGTAGTAATAGATTTTGCTGCTGGCGGTGCGACTGATGGAAATTATCAAATAACCTCAAAAACAGATAACACATTTACAGTAACTTCTGCTACAAGTGCAACCATTTCAAGTGGGACATCTTGTACTTATGGAGCAAATTTTAGTCAGTTCAATCCTTTTGTAAATGGTGTTTATGTTGCAAGAGGGTTTAAATTTAAATGTGAAATGGATTCTGACGATCCAGCCCAAAGTATTGAGATTGACCAGCTAGGTTATACAGCAGAACTTGAAAGTAGAACAGAAACAAGTCTTGGAAATGCAGGGGCAACAAATGGTTTGATTGCATCTGGAACCTCTACTAAATCTGTGACATTTACAAATAGCTTTTTTACAGGCTCCACAGGAACTGGTGTCGCTGATAATACTGTCTTACCATCAATTGGTATAACTATTGAGAACGGACAGTCAGGTGATTTCTTTACCCTCTCAAATATCAGTTCGACTGGATTTGATATAGATGTGATGAATGGATCAAGTCATGTTAATAGAAATTTCAAATATGCTGCCACAGGATTTGGGCGTGGTAGTTAGTTTTAGATTAGGATATACTTAGATAAAAAATTGGATTAGGTAATGGCAACACACGATTACGTTATAGATAACTCCACTGGAGCTAATGTCAGGGCTGATATAAACAATGCTTTAGCTGCGATTGTAAGTAATAATTCAAGTTCATCACAGCCTACAACTCGATATGCGTATATGTGGTGGGCTGATACTACAACAGGAATTTTAAAAATAAGAAATAGCGCAAATGATGGTTGGGTAGAACTTTTACAACTTGATGGCACATTAACTCTTGAAGATGGTACAAATTCAGCACCAGCACTGGCTTTTAGAGATGATTTAGATACAGGAATATATAGTTCAAATGCTAATACTTTCAATGTTGCAACTGGCGGTACTGAAAGAATGGAGCTTGGTTCAACAACAATATTTAATGAAGATGGGGCAGATGTAGATTTTAGAATTGAAGGAGATACAAATGCAAATTTATTTTATTTAGATGCTGGAAATGATCGGATTGGTTTAGGTACAGCAAGTCCCGCAGCTATTTTACATGTTAGCGATACTTACCATTTCACTGCTGCTGGTGGTAACAGCACAACAGGCATGATGATTGGAAACTATGATGGTTCATCTTATGGTGTCTTAAGCCTTAGAGCTTCTACTCATAGGTTTGATATTAGTGGCAGCGAAAAAGCTAGATTTGATTCGTCTGGAAGGTTGCTAATAGGAACTACTACTGAAGGACACGCAAATGCAGATGATTTGACAATAGCAACGTCTGGAGATACTGGAATTTCAATAAGATCAGGAACAAGTAATGCGGGTAATATTTATTTCTCTGATGGCACATCAGGAAATGATGAATTTAGAGGATTTATAAGTTATGGTCACAATGTCAATAATATGTATTTTGCCACAGAAGCAACAACACGATTGCAAATTAATGATATAGGACATATAGAAATTACTACTGAAGTTGCGTCTAATGGAAATGTTGGTTTACAACTAGATACAAATAGTACAAGCAATGCTTCATCTTTGTTGTTTCAAGCTGGAGGTGAAAATAGAGCACAACTACAAGTACAAAGGGTTGCTGGTGATGGAGGTTATGTTGCTTTACAAGTAGCAAGAACTGACAACAGCAATACACTAGTAAATGTATTTACAGCCACTCCTTCAACTTCTGGCGATACGACACCAGATTTAACTCTTAATGGAAATCTTGTTGTATCATCTGGAAATGGTATTGATTTTAGTGCTACAGGAGAAGGTACTGGAACAGCGAACGAGGCTGAAATACTAACTGATTATGAAGAAGGAACAGTTAATATCACAATGAACACCCATTCTGATAAGACCAATGTTTCTGGCAATGGAAATACAACTTTAACTGTTACTGGACATTACGTGAAAATTGGTAAAACTGTCAATGTTACAGCAACTTATAATGGTTTACATCAGAGTGGAAGTAATGCTAGACAGGCGCACGTTATTTTTAGTTTTACTGGTTTACCATATGCCTCTTATAACGGCACTGGTGCAAGTGTACAAACAACAGCATTGGGTTATAACAGAGGAATTTATGCAAGATATAACCAAGTTCGCGTAGATGATGATTTAAGTAATTTTTATGTTTACATGGGTAGTAACAGCACAGCTGCTCTCACTAATGTTAACCAAACAGACTCAACTGGTTCACTATTTTGGGCATTAAACGATAATGATTCAAGTCAATATCTAACATTTAAAATGACTTATCTTACAGCAGCGTAGACCGAGCTAAGTCTATAAACTAAGCCTAAACCTGTTTTAATCGGAGATTAATCCTAATGGCACTCTCAGAGTCAGTCGAATACGACAAAATTGAAGTTGTCGGTGAATTTGCAATCGTGCAAGTACGAAAAAGACACATTGTGAAAAAAGATGGAGTAGAACTTGCTTCAAGTTTTGAAAGATACGCTTTAGAAGCTGGTACACTTGATGAATCAGATAATTTTGTTGATAACCCTTTAGATAAAGAAAGTGATATGGTTACTGCTATCCCAGATAAAGTTAAAAATATTTGTAATGCTGTATGGACTTCAGATATAAAAACAGCTTTTAAAGCACACCTAATAGCAAATAAACCAACTTACGGACTTTCATAATGAAAAATCAAAAACGTATTGACCAATTAAAGCTTGATTTACAAGTTGCAGTTGATGAATATAATAATGTTCAAAAAAAAATTCAAGAACTTATTACTGCTCGTGATGCTTTTAAAATGAAAGCTTTTTCTTGTTCTGAAAGACTTAAAGAATTACAAGGACAAGAGGAAGTAACCACTGAAATAAAAACAGAGGTTATTGAATAATGGCTGTTACTTGGAATGTTGTTTCTTTGGATTCAATAAAAACTGTTGGAAGTTTATCTGATGTTGTTACAACTGTTTACTGGACTGCTTTTGATTCTGAAACTGTAGGAAGTGGTGACTCTGCGGTTGTTCATACTGTAGACAGATATGGTTCTGTAGAGCTTGCTGAAGCTGATTCTGGATCTTTTACTGCTTATGCAGATATAACAAAAAATAATGCTATCGCATGGGCTAAAGCTGCTCTAGGCTCTGATGAAGTTACAAAAGTAGAAACAGATATTGCTGCAAAAATAACAGAAATAAAAAATCCTACTGTGATTTCTGGTGTACCATCTGCTTGGTCATCATAGACGTTATTAGATATAAAGGGGCTATGGTGGGTAAAATTATAAGCATTGATATAATAAGTCCATGACTTATTGCCTTAATTATTGCTTCTTTAACCATGTTTCAAAAAATTTGTCAGATAGCCTCATTGTTGTCGCTTTTTCTTACCTTGTCAATGTTGGGCGGTTCCTACTATGCTTACAGATTTATTAGCTCTGAACAGTTCAAGGCTAGAGTAATGAATGAAGTTCTAGACAATGTACAAGGAATTATGCCAAAGGTTTTAGATAGTGCTTTACCAGAAATGACAGGGCCAACAGTTCCAGAATATATACAGCTTAAAAAATAATGGAGATACCAGAAATAGGTATCACACAAATAAATGTTCCAGAGGTCTATATTCCTGAGATATACAAGCCAGATCCTGTATTGCCTGTAATAACAAATTTAGAAATAGATGTTGTAGGTTGTACTTATCAGCATAGAGATATAAAAAACACTGGTAATACTCAGCTTTTGCTTGATGACCCAAACGGAGTGTTTCTGACTTGTGGAGAATCTTTGTTTCCTAGCTTTTATCCTATAGATTACAGACCAGATCAGTTGGTGATTACTGAGGATTTACCGATTACGAATGATGCCCCACCTATGCCAGAGTCAGATATTCCAGAAACGAAAACACCAAAAGAAAAAAAAGAAATAAAGATTGAACCATGCCCACCAAAAGATGCTCCATTTATGGCTGGTGATTACAGAAATGATAAAAAAATCCAGAGATTAGTAAAATATGAAAAAACCATAGGAGGCTCCTGTGATCCGATCTGGGAAGATGTACCATTCCGAGAAAGTTTTATTGGTACTCCTGAAGTCCTCGTTTCTACTGCTGTTATCGGTCTGGTTGCTGGTGGGTCTGCGGCTCTTGTTCCTATAATTCAAGGAATTGCTAAAAGTGCCATGAAGCAAATAGGGAAGCGTTTTTCTAAAAAAGATAAGGTATAAACATAAGCAAAGGATTTTACACGCCCTTTACAGGCGATTTAAAGGGCCTATTTTTTTTCGATTTTGTGAGTATGAGGCAAAACTTGGTTTGGTAAGGGAATAAGCTTTACATCTTTACAAGTGACTGCGTGTTCACCTGTCAGCACTACTCCGAGTTTGGCTTGTTTACCACATACCTCTAATCTATATAGGGCCATTTCTAATTTTGTTTTTTTGATTAACAACTCTTGAGCCTCGATATTTACAGCCGCAGCTTTCTTGCAAAGTTCCCCACCATTGCCCAAAGGAATATTAAATTGCATAGATATTCCATAATTTAAGTTGTAATTATCTTTTTCAAATCTTGGTGTTTTGGTGGTGTACTTTACTGCTCCTGTGTCCTCGTCATAAATATCTTGATAAGTATATTGCTCAATAGGTCGATTAAATGACCACGCATCTGTTAAATAAGGAGTTATAGTCAAACTGGGCGAGGTGCATACAATTCCTTGACTGTAGCGATTTTGAGGTAGGCTGGAGGGCAATATTTGGGTTGCATTATTGTTGATAACCCCCTGTGCCTGAGAATTTGGCGAGGCCACGACTGTCGAGGCTATGACTGGTTTTACAGGAATAAACAGTAAAATTACTGACCAAAGACAGAGGTTGTTTCTGTGGTTGTAGTAGTTGTAATAGTCCGATTTATTGTTGTGACATTGGAAAGGCCAGCACCTTGCAAAGATTCCACCAATGAAAAGCTTTGACCAGCGTTTACTATTTTCCATCTTGGCACAGCCTCAAGCTCTGGACTTGTCCAACTAAACTGAACACCATTAAGTGTTTGAGTTGTTCCAGCAACTGTTGAAGGGTTAATATATCCATTGAGATCGGCTGATTCAATGTTATGGCCTGACGCAGAATATGAAAATCCTGTATTATATTGGTGCGAAGTGATGACTTCATTAATTACAGATTGCGAAGTACTGGACTGAGTAGATGACCCGCTACGGAACTGGGGGACTACAGGCGTTGCAAGGGTTCTCAGAGGTAGTAGTAATATTAATAATAGCCAAAATCTAGTCAATTTCAATCGAGACTGTAGTTGATGCAGTGCAGCTAGTGCCAGAACCAAATGCTCCAGAGCAAGTATGAATACCACTTGAAACACTGCTAATGCTTCCAGAGCCTAATGTGCCACCGCTTATGACAGTGGTTTGTCCACCCAATACTGGTAAGGTCGCTATTCCAGAACTAGGAGTGATTGCGGATTGTGTACTGTCTCCAGCCTGATATGACTCACTTAGCGAAAAAGCTGAACCAGAATTTGAAACCACCTTATTAGTCTGTATTAGTGCTGGAACTCCCGAACTCAATGAGCCAAGATTCAATCCACCTATCGCATTTGTCACCACACTGTCCCCTGTTCCTGTAGAGGTAGTAATATTATTTCCACTGATAGAGTATGAACTAGGTGCGGCATTTGTTATTACATAAGGAGAATCAATAGAGAATGATGCGGCAGTTACATACTTGGCCGTTATCTCTGCAAAGGCACTAGACGGAGAAAGAAAGATGATAAATGGAATTAGCTTTTTCATTTGATTCCTACTTTATTGTTCTTATTATCCACTATAACTGGTTTCTTTCCGTTGCCATTTTTACCTTTTATAGAGATCCCATAAGCCGAAGCTATATTTCCAACAAGGCCAGCAGCAAAAGTGTCTAGCCTTATCTTTTCCATGTATCCCAAAGTCATCACTGATAAAGCCCAAACCAAAATTAAAAGTCTGATACCATGACCAAAATAGTCCCGACTTTCCTTTTCTTCTTCTTCTTCCATAAAATTAAGGTTTCTTGTCTAATACTAGCAATTTAGCTAAATTAAGAAAAACGAACAAATCATGTCTAAATTTTTAATCAATCTATTTATCAAGTTTGGCAAGAGTGAATCTCTACGCAAAGGGGTTTTGTCTATCTTAAAAGACTTAAGTGCTAAAAGTGATAACGATATTGATGACGCAATAGTTAAGATGATTCAGGAAAAACTCTTTCCAGTTAAATGATGGATATTATCAAGGCTCTTACATCTACTT